GAATAGTTGCACTAAACAAAGCAACTTGAATATTATTTGAAAAATTTTGAAAAATGTTATATACTTGCTCTTTAAAACCAGCAGTTAACATTTCATCCGCCTCGTCCAATATTAACATTTTTATATTCTTAGATACAATGTTGTTGCGGCGTATCATGTCGTAGACACGCCCAGGGCATCCTGCAATAATATGAGGAGTATTCGTTTTGAGTGCGTGCGCATCATCGTCAATTGACGTTCCCCCCACTAATATTTGTGTCTTTAATCCGGGCATCATAGAACCAAGAGACGCTATAACGCCCTCAGTTTGAATAGTCAACTCTCTAGTAGGAGACAAAACAAGAACTTGCGTGGTATTTTCAGATAAATTTACATTGGATAGAGCTCCAATAGAAAATGCCGCCGTCTTTCCAGTTCCAGATTGCGCCTGCGCAATAATATCTCTTTTATTAAGAATTGGTCTTATAGCTTTTGACTGAATTGGGCTAGGTTTTTCAAAACCATACGCATAAATGCCTCTCAATAAATCGTTTGAAATATTGAGATCATCCCAATTGACAAATTCATGTGAGGAATCATATGTTTCTTCCTCTGGTGTTGTGTTATCCTCTTTTACGACAGACATTGTATATTAGTTAAATATTTGTATTTAAGTTTCTTTTAGGCTTAATAAAAAATTAGAGGGGAGGTGGAAAATTAACGAGGGGGAACCCAGATTTTGCTCCACTTTTGGAAAAAGTGGAAAGTGTGTTTTGCTCCACTTTTGGAAAAAGTGGAAAGTGTGTTTTGCTCCACTTTTCTCAAAAGTGGAAAAGTGGAAAGTGTGTTTTGCTCCACTTTTCTCAAAAGTGGAAAAGTATATATAAATAAAAAATTGATATAAACGAAAATAATAATATAACATAGTACACTTGTTTATGACTGCAATATTAAAATATACATTGAAGGATTTTACCAACATAACTTTTGATGGCTTTGACTTTGCACTCCCCGAAGAAACAATTGCGCTTATTTCTGAGCTGGCTCTAGAAGTTGGTTCGCCCTCTTATATTAAAACGCCGGTATTTCAAAAGAAGGAAAATCCTTTGAAGGTTGGAGCTCTTCCATTAAATAAGAAAAAGAAGGGAAATAAGGGGATGGAAGTTTTAAATGATGATGACTGGGAGAGTTTGAGAACATTTCAAACTACCAAAATCGAACAAAAGGTCGGTCTAGATGCGCAAATTGACGTCATTCGATCGCATTTGAATAAAATTTCGGATAAAAGTTACACTGACATCAAAAGTAAGATTAGTGAGGTTTTAGATCAAATATTTTCAGAAACTGATGCAAATGAAAATATGTTACGTGTTAGTACGATAATTTTTGAGATTGCCTCTACTAATAGGTTCTTTTCAAAGTTATATGCTGATTTATATAGCGACTTGATTGATAGGTACGAAATAATGAAGGAAATATTTAAAAATTGTTTTGATTCATTTATGGACCTGTTTAATAATATTGAGTACGTTGATGCGGATAAGGATTATGATGGTTTTTGCAAAATTAATAAAGATAATGAAAAGAGAAAGGCGCTTAGCGCATTCTTTGTAAATTTAATGAATAATGATGTTATTTCAAAAAGTGATTTGATGGAATTGTTTTGCAAACTATTGAGACAATTGGTTTTGTTTATTGATGAAGAAAATAAGAAAAATATAGTTGATGAGTTGACTGAAAATATAGCACTCTTATATAATAAGGCACTTTTTGAAGAGAATAGCGAAGATTATATGATACACGGATCTTCAGTATTGGAAACGATTACTAAATTGGCAAATAGTAAGGTAAAGACCCATGCTAGCTTGTCAAATAAGTCCATTTTCAAGTTTATGGATATGATAGAGATGTAAATACGGGAACCCAGGTTCAACAAAGTAACCCTCTTTTATTAACAAAAACCTAGGTTCCACGCTACTTTTGTTTGCCAGTTACTTCAGCATAAGTTATTTTATTTTTTTTTATTATATAAATGCCTCCTACACTGAACATTAAGTAAATTATAAATAGGAACCACGATGTTTTTTTGTAATTAGAAATGCACAAATAATTTAAAAACCATGTAAAAAAAAGCAGTAATAAAATATCTATTACTAACTCAGTAAAAAAGTTTTTTTTATTATTTTTGTAATCTTTTTTGTAGTAATTATAATACCAAACGCAAGATACTATTGTTATAACAAAGTATAACTTAGCTGGCAAACAAATAGATTCCATTTATATATATGCTATTTTTTTTCTAAAATATGTTTTAAATAAGCATTTAAAACTTATTCTTTTTTAACATGTAAATGTTAAATGAATCAGATGAAAAAAAAACGCACGATGAACACATTGAATATATTTTAGAAAACGATGAAAGTAACAATGATATTGGATTCAATATTAACGATTTTATGAATGATTTTAATAGTATCAAAGTAGCGGATGATGCAAGCACATATGAAATGGACGAGATGTACTCGTCTGTAACAGATTACGACGAAAACTATACTCTAAAACAACTTCTACAGATTTGCGAGTTTTATGGTTTTACAAAAAGCGCCAAGAACAAAAAGCTGGATGTTATCGGCGCAATTGTTATGTTTGAAAACAATACTGAAAACGGCGCAATAGTTTATCGACGCAGGCAACTATGGCACTATATAAATGAATTGAAGCGGGATAAATTTATGAAAAGGTTTGTTATTTGGTAGCGGTGAACCCAGGTTTCACGAAGTAAGACCCCCGCTAAATAAAATGTTGCCTTGTTTTGCGCCACTTTTTAAAAAGTGGCAAAGGATTTAAATATTTATACACTATATAAATACAATGGTATTGTCAAAAATAAATAGTAGCGAAGTGAGTTATCCAGAGTTGAAAAGTGTCGACCCTGAAGACGTAAAAATGAATGCAAATTTATATCAAATTGAAGCAAATGGCACAGAAATTATAATTGCTGTCGGTTCTGCAAAAAATAAGTATGAAGATAAGAATGTCATATATTTTCCAATTTATTTAGTAAAGCACAACAATAAGGTGGTAGCCATAGGGGTTTATGAAATAAAACCGGTATCGATTCATAGTGTATTAGATGACGATGGCAACATAGCCGTGGAAAAGTTAAATTAGCCATTGTTCTATAAGTTTGCTACTAAGGAATTTTTGGAAAAGAACAGACTTGTTCCTGAAACTTCTCTCAATACTAATATACCAGAAGAGGAAAGCGAAAGCGAGGAAAAAGTAGAACTTAAAGAAGTTGTCAAGGTTCCAGAATATAGAAGCGACATATTTACATTAACAGAAGGGGCGTCCATACCAAATAAGTTGAGAGAAGAAGGGCAAATGGAAGCAAAAGATATGCGAGATAAATATAAGGAAGAAAAAACGGATTCTTGGATAAGTAGGTTTATGAAAAATAAACATTACTCTACTATTAACAATGAAGGTGGCGGTGATTGCCTTTTTGCTACTATTCGTGATGCTTTCTCTCAAATTGCGCAGCAAACGTCTGTTAAAAAACTACGGGAACGATTAGCTGATGAAGTCAACGAAGAGACTTTTTTAAATTATAAAGAACAATATGATATGTATCAGACAGCACTAGTACAAGAAACAAGTGATATCAAAGAGCTGGGAATAAAATACGATGAAATTAGAAATCGATATAGTTCAACGCTTGATAGAAATGAAAAAAAATTATTGACCGAGAGTGGTAAAAAAGTGAAAGAACAACATGACCGACTAGTTAAAGAGAAAAAAGTTACTGCAGAACTTTTAAAAGAGTTTCGTTTCATGAAAAACGTAGATACATTGGAAAAATTCAAAGCTAAAATTAAAACTTGCGAATTCTGGGGAGAGACAATGGCTATTTCTACTTTGGAGCGGGTTTTAAAAATAAAGTTTATCCTTCTCTCTGTAGAGGCGTATACATCGAAGGACTTGAATAATGTATTGCAATGTGGTCAACTGAATGACTCTATTTTAGAGAATGCTGGGGAGTTCAAACCGGATTACTATATTATTGTCGAGTTTTTAGGGTGGCATTATAATTTAGTATCGTATAAGAAAAAGCAGATATTCGAGTTTAGCGAAATACCTTATGATATTAAACGACTGATTGTAGATAAATGTATGGAGAAAAATTCGGGCGCATTTTCGTTGATTCCGGATTTTAAAGAATTTAAAGGATTAGGAGAAAAATTGAAAGACTCGCCTTCTTTCGAAGACTTGACAGAAGCAAAAATTAGAGGGGTTTACGATGATAACATTGTCTTCTTATTTTATTCCAAGTCGGCATCAAAACCTTTGCCTGGTAAAGGCTCTGGTGAGAAGATCCCTGGAGACCAAATGAAAGAATTTGCTAGTCTTGCAATAATTCCGGATTGGCGGAAAAAGTTATCCAACTTTTGGCTGCAACCATTTTTAGTAGATGGTAAACAATGGGCTAGTGTCGAACATTATTACCAGGCGTCAAAGTTTAAGAAAAATAATCCTGCATTTTATTTATCGTTCTCTATAGAGTCTGGAACAGACTTATCAAAGAGCCCTGAGATGGCAAAAGCCGCCGGTGGAAAGACTGGAAAATATAAGGGAGAATTGATACGGCCAAAAGAGGTTGAGGTTGATCCCGACTTTTTTGGAAAGAGGTCTGAAAAAGAGATGTATGATGCGCAGTTTGCCAAGTTTTCGCAAAACGAAGAGTTGAAGGCCTTATTATTAGCTACAAATAGCGCTAAATTGATGCATCATATGAGAGGTAAACCGCCAGTGGCGTTTGATAATTTAATGATGATACGTGATAAGTTGAAGCACACTTAGCAGGGTGATAATGTTGATAAAAATAGGATATAAAAATAGGATATAATAAAATAACAAGCTAATATAGATAATGCGACTCACAGAAAATAGTAAAATGATTATGAATTTTTTATCCAAAAAAAATTGTATACCTGAAATGAATCATGGTAAAAAAACTGATCAAATATTACTGCATTTATATGAAGAAATTAAAGCGGCAGCGACCTATCTTGCTAATTTGAAAGACAAACGGAAGTTTAATGACTTTTATAATGTTAAAATAAGTCGCATCAACAACATTAGTGAAATTCCGAGACCTAGACTTTATTCCGATAAGTCTTTCCCCGAAAAAGTGCGAGCTCATATAAATGAGCATGCTACGTATTTAATTGTCTATACTTTTTCACTTTTTCAAAGGCACATCAGTTTCAAATTTATTGTTGAGGATGACTCTATTCACGAGCATATTGGAACATATAATAATTATGTTGACATGATGTTAACTTGGATGTATATTTTGAACGACTACTCGTCCAAGGAGTGTTCCAAAGAGTTGGATGTATATTTATATTTTACAACCTTGAAAAAAATGTTACCAGAAACAAATATAAGTGTTCTTAGTGAAAACAATGTGAATACTGCATATACAACTACATGTCCAAAAATCTCCGATATTGTAATATTCCGGCGGGAAGAATGGTTCAAGGTATTTATGCACGAAACTTTTCATAATTTTGCGCTCGATTTTTCGGATATGAATGTGGAGAGTTGCACACGGCGTATATTGACTATTTTTCCTATTAAATCTGAGGTAAATTTATTCGAAGCATATGCAGAATTTTGGGCGGAATTTATGAACGTGTTGTTTTGCTCATACTTTGCTATGAAAAACAAAGATGACGAAACTGAGTTCCTTGAAAATGCTGATTATTTTTTGCAATTGGAGAGAACTTTTGGGTTTTTTCAGTTGGTTAAAACATTAGACTTTATGGGGCTAAAATATAATGATTTGTATTCTAAAAATGGTCAGAGTGTCGCAGCGAGGGAGCTTCTGTATAAAGAAGACACAAATGTGTTTTCTTACTATGTTTTGAACTTGGTTCTTTTTAATAATTATCCTGGATTTTTGAGTTGGTGCGATAAGAATAATTTGTCTCTTTTGCAGTTTAAAAAGACGCCTAAGAATTTGGATGAGTTTTGCAACTACATTGAAAAAAATTATAAGAAAACATCTTTGTTGAATGGTGTTGCATGTACTGAAGAGTTGCTAGAAAAGCTGAAAGCATCAAAAAAGCGAATTACTAATTCAAAAATGAATTATTTGATGCAAAATATGCGAATGGCTGTTTGCGAGTTAGGCTAAGACTAACTTTTTTCAAAGGTGGAAAAACAATGTTAGTTAATTTTTTATCAATGAGATATAGCGTTATCCGCCGGGAGCCTGGATTAAAAAAGTTAATTTTCAATAAATGAATGTTGTTATTGAAAATGGTAAGGTCTTTGCCTCCCCGAAGGGCGGGAGGGGGGCGAGCGGGGGAACCGGGGTTCCCCGCTAAAAAAATTGAATTTAAATGTATTGTATAATTTTAAGCAATATACAAGATGAAGCTATTTGATAGACTTACTCAAATACCTTACCTTATACAAGATTCGTTCGTTTTTAAAGAATTAATTGACGAAAGAGAAAATAGTTTAGTCCCTATAGCAGAAGAGTATTATTTTAAAGACATTGCTCATTTGCTTACAAACACTCTACCTCAAATATTGAATATTTTGAGGTACTGGGATATTAATCCGCTTCCGTATGAAGTTCTAGATTATGTTATTAAAAATAAAGAACAATTATTAGGCTTGGACAACTCTTTAATAAACTACTTTCAGGAAGTTAGTCTTATTGTTAACGCAGAAGACGAAGATTTATGTAGTGAAGCGGCACGCATTGGTAGTTTAAATCTTCTTCGAATTGCCCATGAAAATGGTTATCCTTGGGACGAAAGTGTATGCACTATTGCAGCAGTGAATGGTCATCTCAAGTGTTTAATTTATGCCTATAATAATGGTTCTGGTTTAGATGACTATATTTATTCTGATACGTTGAAAGCTGGTCATAGAGATTGTTTTAAATATGTGGCGAGTCTATGTGGTCTAAAGTATGAACTTAACCATATGTACGAAGTAGTCGAATATGAATAAATAAAATTATTCTTTTGACCAATCGTCTTGCGCCTAGATAAATTACATTTATTGTTTTATTTTTTAAAGTGAGCAAATCGGGTCAATATATTTTTTGTTTTTACTTTTGCTATCTTTCCTAGATCCTTATCTTCAAATCCATTTATTTTATAAAATTGTGAATATACATCATCT